ACAATACAATATCAGCGTTCCTAAAAATTATAAACAACAAATTAAATGGATGAAGAAAGAGATTTTTCAAATAGAGAAAGAAATTGGAACAGCCAAGAGCACATATAATTATGGATTTGCTGAGTGTGATTCAGACGAGGAGAGGGATCGACTCATCGAGGGCTTTATGGGCCAAGTTTTTGGAGCCAATTTCGCAAAAAAAGGTTGACAGACAGACCTAGATTTGCTATAGTAATACTACTAAAGGAGGTAATGTGGCAAACACATACGAAGAGAAGAAGCGTTACGTGAAGGAATACATTCGGTCATTGAACGCGATTGAAGAGTGCATCGAGCCCTACAAGGAACAGAAGCGTGACTTGCGGGCAGAATTTAAAGAGAACGGTTGGCTCAACACCGACGAGATTCGGGCGGCAGTTAAGGCTTTTCGTCTGTATAAGGGGAAGTATAATATCGATGAGATAACAGAAAACTTCAACCTCATCACAGGAGAGGAGTAATGATTGTNGAATATGCGGAGGTGCGCGTGGGCGCGCATTCTCCCACCCGGGGCCATCCTTCGGACGCCGGATTAGATGTGTANTATTCTCCGACNGAACCGTCNGAGAACATCCCAATTCAACCAGGCGAAAGCAAGGTCATCCCTACGGGGTTGCGCTTTGGAGTGCCACATGGTTACATGTTGGAAGTGAAGAACCGTTCAAGCGTGGCAGCAAAGCGCAGCCTCATTGTAGGGGCATGCGTGATTGATTCGGGCTATGATGGAGAGGTTTTCATTAATCTCCACAACATCGGCAAACAATTACAGGTCATTAGGCCCGCCGATAAAATCGCACAGCTTGTTATGATTCCAGTAGTAGCGTTCCGACCTGTACAAAAAGAAGACGGCCGTTTATATGACGAGCCTATTACTATTAGCGATAGGGGCGCAGGAGCACTCGGGAGCACCGATGGATAAACAAACACAACAAACAATGTTTAGCTCAAAGTCGAAGGAGTGGGCTACCCCGCAACATTTTTTTGACAAGCTGAACAAGCGCTTCGGGCCCTTTACTTTGGACCCTTGTGCTAATTCATCTAATTATAAGGTAGCTAAGCATTACACCGAAAAGGATGATGGGTTGGCTCAAGATTGGGGAGGGGAGACGGTTTTTGTTAACCCCCCGTATGGGCGCGCCATTAAAGATTGGATTAAGAAAGCTTATGAAGAATCGCAGAAGGAAAACACAACGGTGGTGATGCTAATCCCTGCGCGCACCGACACCAAGTATTGGCATGAATTTGTCATGAAGGCGAACGATTTACTCTTTGTAAAGGGGCGCCTTAAATTTGGGAACGGAGAGAACAGTGCCCCCTTCCCCTCGGCCGTCGTGGTTTTTGATGGAACAAGGCGCTCCGCCTATGCTGACTTTCCGCGCATCGGAGTGATGTAGTGAACAGGCAGCAACGCAGAGCGCTAAAGAAGAAAGGAATTACAGAGGAAGAAGTAAAACTCTCCGATAAAATTTTTCTATTTAATAAGCTGCCTGACCAGTGTAGTGCCTGCGAGAATCCATTTGACAAGCAGGACAGAACTATGGTATTCTCTTGGAAGGTGGTAATTCACGAAGAAACAATCAGATTGTTTTGTCCTCCGTGTCTCAAAGCCGCTAAAACTTATATTGAGGAGAACGTTGATGCCGATTAATCGATTATCAAGAGGAGCGTTGCTAAAGCTTCTCCGGGGAGACGTGTTGGAAGATGGAGTGTGCGTAATTAAATTTTATTCTAGCAATTGCCATCTTTGTCACGCCCTCAAACCTACTTATGAAGAAGTCTCTCAAGAGTATGAGGGGCTACATTTTTTTGCCTTTAATATAAAGGACGATCCAAAGATTACTCAAAAACTTAACTTCAAGGGGGTGCCTATGATTTCTTTGGTTAAAGTATCCAAAGGCACCCACCCAGAAGTAAAAAAGATTACTGAACCTAAGCCGCCACATAAAACTACGTGGTATACGGCCGACGACATTAAAAATTTTATAGAGAAGGAGAAATAAAATGTCAAAAAATTTATACGATGCAACCATTATGCAATTGAGGGGAAGAGCGTTAGAAGCGTACGCCACATTAGATATGCTTTTTAGTAACCCCACAGCCATTCCCGATCATACTGAATGGTCAGCTGAAATTGTGAAGCATGCCGAGATCCTGGCAAAAAATGAAAACGCCATGATTACGCTGCAGCAGTATTTCGGACCGCGGTATGCACCCGCAGCGCCTCCTCCTGTGGCAGCTGCCCCGCCTGCTCCCGCTGCATCAGCAGTGGTCACGCCCGAGACATCCCCCACGCTAGCGCGTTCAGCAAAGAAGGCGCCCAAGACAGGAGCAAAGACAAAGAAGAGCAAGAAGGAATGAGAGATTCACTGTCGTACGACGACGTATTACTCGTCCCTCAATATTCCACCATTCGCTCACGCGCCGACGTAAATACCGCGGTTGATTTAGGGAAGGGGTTTAAGCTAACGCTTCCCCTCCTTTCATCGCCAATGGACACCATCACAGAAGCCCCTATGGCGGTGGCGATGGCCAACGCTGGTGGGGGTGCTGTCATTCATCGTTATAACTCAATCGATGAGCAATCGCAAAAAATTAAGACGGCAGTCTCCATAGCCACCCGAGCCCGCATACACGAAAACCCTTCTAACGAAGAGGCGCCCCCAATTGGAGCAGCCATCGGAGTGTATGGAGATTACATCGAGCGAGCAATTGCTGCGAAGGAAGCAGGTGCTACCTTTTTATGCATCGATGTAGCGCATGGCCACCACATTCTAATGAAGGATGCCCTCGGCATGCTCAAACATACTTTGGGAGAGGGCCTGCATCTGATGGCCGGGAACGTAGCAACGCTGAAAGGAGTCAATCATTTATCTGACTGGGGCGCAGACTCAGTTCGGTGTAACATCGGGGGAGGCTCCATTTGTTCTACGCGAGTACAAACAGGACATGGAGTCCCGGGCCTGCAAACTATTATGGATTGCGCACAGACCGACCGCAACGTAAAAATTATCGCTGACGGGGGAATTAAAAACTCCGGAGATCTTGTGAAGGCTCTGGCTGCAGGCGCAGATGCTGTCATGTGTGGCTCGCTCTTAGCGGGTACCGATGAAACTCCGGGCAAAATTCTGGAGGACAGTCAGGGGTTCCGATGGAAAGTATACCGCGGCATGGCTAGCAAGGAAGCGCAAATTGAATGGCGCGGGAGATATGCCTCCGATGAAGGGGTGTCATCTCAGGTGCCCTACCGCGGCAGCGTCAAGAAAATCTTAGAGGATTTGGAGACAGGCATCAGGTCCGGGTTTTCCTATAGCGGCGCCCATACTTTACGCGAGCTTCATGCGCATGCGCGCTTTATTAGGCAAACTAGTTCGGGCATTAAAGAGAGCGACACTCATATCACCACGAGGAAATGGTGATGGAAGAAATAGATTATGGCAATTTAACCAAGCGCATCGTCTTTACAGAAAACGATCATCGCCAAGCTAAGCTATTAATACGGTGTAAATATGACAACCTCTCACAGTCCGATTTCTTTCGCCACATTGTGACCGGGTACATTACCGGAGATGAGCGCATTCAAGGTTATATCGATGAAGTCAAAAAGCGCGGAAAACTTCGCCGGCAAAAATCTCAGATTTTGAAAAAAACAGGTAAACAAAAATTAGAGGATTTTGGGCTAAGCGATAACGAAGTGGACAATATTTTCGATCTCTTAGAAGAGGAATTCCCTGAACTATGAAAGATAGACTATTAACATGTGCGAAACATTGTATGGACACAGACACGCATTGTGCGAGCCTTAAGTGTCGTTTTTGGATAAATTACGAGAAGGAACATAATTGCAGTTTGGTGTCTATTTATGTTAACGGTCGGATGACCTTGAGACAGGTTGGAGAACGGCTTGGAATTTCCTTTGCGAGAGTAAAACAAATTGAATCGCGCGCTCTGGAGAGGCTCAAGAATAATCCGATAGCAGCAAGTTTGTTTTTTTAAGGTATTTACTTAAAATTATTACTATTTACATTTGAGTTTACTATTTTAAGGAGATTTTTGTAATGGCTCGTAAAAAACTATTGACCGAAGGTGAGATTCGACGCTTCATGAAACTCGCTTCGATGAGGCCCTTAGGAGCTTCTAAAATGCAGGAAGTGGGCGGATATGGCATGCAGCCCGGCGCCCGCGATGAAGAAGAGATGGATCTAGACGCTGAGATCGAGGGCCCAGCCGGCGAGGAAGATGTTGAAATGGACCTTGAAGACGAAGGCGGCGAAGAAGAGATGGAAATGGACGTCGAAGAGGAAGGCGGTGGAGACACCGTGTCAATTGACGATTTTGTGGCCGCTCTTGAGCAGGCTGTCGAGGAAGTTACGGGCCAGCCCACCACCGCAGATCTTGAGACGGGCGGTGAGGAAGAGGTCGAGGGCGAGGAAGAGATGGAAATGGATCTTGAAGAGCCCGGCGGCGAGGAAGAACTTGAAGTCGGAGAAGAAGAGCTAGCGATGCAAGAAAGCCGCGCCTGGCGACGTCGTCGTCTGAAGGAAGGCGAAGGCTATAAGCAGCGCCTCCCTCAAGAGGGAGAAGCTTCCGAAGAAACGCGTGAGGAAGAAAGCGACGGCCCGGAAGAGGAAGAGGAAATCGTTAACGAAGTCTCCCGACGGGTGGCTCTACGACTCTCTAAGCGCAACAAGGACGACCAGTTAGCCGAGCAGTTGGCAGATCGCATCATGCGTAGGCTTACAAAGTAGTTGACAAAAACTTTTAGAGATGTTATAATTAACCACCAGCTGAAGTCTGGTGGTTAATTGTTTGAGGTGCTAAAATGGAATGGTGGATGCAATTACTGTTGTTTGTTTTCGGGTACGCAACATGCAAAACATTCTATTTCTTTGCAGCAGCACGCAGCAGCGTTAACATGTTAAAAGTGTCACAGCTTTTAAGCCTGGCTATGCTAGCGCGCGCCATGGAAAATTTTGCATATTCCAAGACCATCCGCCTTCACTACTTGAATGAAACCAACGCTAGCGACCAAAACAGGCGCGCCTTCATGTTACTTCATGAAGACGAAGTGAAGAACTTTAAAGCCAAATCTATCGCTCAACTAGTTGAACTGCATCCCTCTATTTTTAAAGAGACGCTTGAATTTGAAGATTGGCCCACCGGAATGAAGTTTTTAAATACACATCAGACCGCGGTGTGGGCTATACTAAAAGGGAAAAAATGATTGATGACATCCGCCAGAAAGTGTGTAATATTATTACCGGAAAGGGAAAAGAAGAAGAATCACAGAAAGTTCTCATTATTGACCGCGCCGACGCGTCCAGCGAAATAGAAATACGAGCAATTGGTCTCTTCACCGACATCTCAGAAGAGAAAGTAGCAGAAGTGGTACAAGGATTATTGTTTTTCAACGAAGGGAACAAAGCCTCCGAGGAAGAACCTCAGCCTATTGACTTTTATCTCTCCACATACGGGGGTAACGCTGATGATATGTTCGCGTTGTATGATATTATGCGGATGGTTGAACCTCAGACTCCTCTGCACACAATTGGGGTCGGCAAGGTAATGTCGGCTGGTGTGTTATTGCTGGCCGCCGGCACCAAAGGGCAGAGGCGTATTACGAAAAATTGCCGCATTATGATCCATTCTGTAGCAGCCGGCAACCATGGAGACCTCCACAATCTCGTTAATGAAATCGAAGCCTTGCAGGACCTACAAGAAATGTACGTAAATTGTTTAGTACAGGAAACAAAAATGACAAAATCTCAGCTGAAAAAAATGCTGGAACGTAAGGTGAACGTCTATTTATCTGCAGAGAGAGCAGTAGAGTTAGGAATTGCAGACATCATCGTGTGAGGATTGGGAATGAACGAACTACAAGAACTATTAAATCAAGAGTATAGAAAAAAGAAAGACTCGTTAGTCACGCCCGTTGATCTATTAGAAATGATTGAGGACGTGATGAATGATGTACTTGAAACCAATCTTTTAACCGAAGCTCCAAAAAAGAAGGCTGGTCAACAGCAATTAGCTTTCGGTAAACAATATTTTAAAGATGCTGAAAGTTTAGAATTTACGTATCGGGCTATTCCGGAAATTCCCGTCTCCGAGTTGGGGTGGGCATCGTTAGAGAGCAACGACGAAGGCACTAGAGCCAAGCGACAGCA